TATGCATTCACTGGTAACATGCCAGCGGTTGCACAATATACTGGTAGACTGTGATCGAATATAAGTCTATGCATAATCACAATTTGATGAGGAAATAAATTATGAAATTGTCTAACGACACACTAAATATATTGAAGAACTTTGCTTCAATCAACCAGAGTATCATGTTCAAAAAAGGTAAGACTTTGAAAACGGTATCTGGTGGTAAGAATGTCCTTGCTGAAGCAACTATCACTGAAGAAATTCCCGCAGATTTTGGTGTATATAATCTGAACGAATTTCTTTCTGTGCTATCCCTTCACAAAGAAGATGCCACACTAGACTTTGATAATGAGAATGTTCTTATCTCAGGTCTAAAAGGTCGCAGTAAAATCAAGTATCGTTTCTGTGCCGCTGGCATGATCGTTGCTGCACCAGACAAAGCAGTAGCAATGCCTGAACCTGAAATTGCTTTTGAGTTATCCGCAGAAGATTTTGATTGGGTATTGAGGGCAGCAAATGTTCTTTCATCACCAAACATCGTTGTTGAATCTGATGGTAGCACTGTCTACGTCACAACAACAGACTTGGTAAACAGTTCAGCACATACTGACTCACTTGAGATTGCCGAAGGTAATGGTGATAAGTACCGCATGTTTTTCAAGACCGAGAACTTTAAAATGTTGGCGGGTGGCTATGATGTACAAATATCTTCCAAAGGTATATCTCACTTCAAACATAAAACACTGAACATTCAGTATTGGATTGCAACTGAATCTGGTTCTAACTTTGAAAAGGCGAAATAATGGGAATGAAAATGTTTACGAATGCATCATCAGCATTCGAGGGTGAATCAATCGCTATCAATTCGGATATCGTGGCATCAGTATTTGAGTTGATTACTCCTGATGAAAATGCTAAACTACAGATGCGTACAGTTATCTTTGGTGTCAATGGTACTGATTGGCATGTTAAGGAACCGTATCTTGAAGTGGTTAATACACTGAACCAAAAAGACTGATTCGATTTTTATTATGATTTATGTGAAAGGTTTTCATGGAACATCTTCTGTGGACAGAAAAGTATCGCCCAAAGACAGTAGAGGATTGTATCCTGCCAGAACGATTGAAGGTACCTTTTCAGGAGTACGTCAACCAAAAGCAGATACCAAATCTTTTACTGACTGGTGGGGCGGGCGTAGGCAAGACCTCAGTAGCAAAAGCAATGTGCAACGAGATCGGTTGCGATTACATGGTAATCAATGGTTCTGACGAGAACGGTGTTGCGACCATTCGAATTAAAATATCAAACTATGCTTCATCAATGTCATTTGCAGGTGGTCGTAAAGTTGTCATCATCGATGAAGCAGATTACCTAACACCAAATGCACAAGCGATTCTTCGTAATGCAATAGAAGAGTTCGCAGTCAATTGTTCATTTATCTTCACCTGTAACTACAAAGCAAAAATTATCGATCCACTTCATTCACGGTGTGCGGTGATTGACTTTGGTATGAAGAATGGTGAGAAGCAGAAGATGGCAGGCGCATTCTTCAAACGTATTCAATCCGTTCTTGAAACTGAAAAGGTTGAGTATGATGATAAAGTAATTGCTGAACTTGTTAAGAAACACTTCCCAGACTTCCGCCGTGTCATCAATGAACTGCAGCGTTATGCTCAACTAGGTAAGATTGATATAGGTATTCTTGCTCAGATTGGCGATGTGTCTTTGACACAGATTGTCAAGTACATGAAAGACAAAGACTTCACGGCTGTTCGTAAATGGGCAGCAACCGCAGAGATTGATTCAACAATATTTTTTCGCAAACTATATGATAATCTTTATGAGATACTAAAACCATCTAGTATACCTGGCGTGGTCATAGTTCTTGCAGACTATCAATACAAGCAGGCCTTTGTTGCAGATCAAGAGATTAATCTGGTTGCCTGTCTAACTGAAATTATGGCTAATGGTGAGTTCAAGTGAGCAATCCATTCGAGTATGTGAATCAGATTCTTCAAGGTAAGAAGCAACTTATCATTGATGAGGCCACAGAGGACGCCTATGTACCTTTCCTAACCAATAGGTCATTGTCTCAGCACAAGGACTGTGTTCTGTTCGCCAATGAGATGAACCAACGTCACAATTTAGACAAAAAGATGCAGAATGACTTTTTGCTAAATACTGTTAGGTCAGTGAAAAGACCATTTGCGAAGTGGGCAAAGTCGGAAAAACAAAATGATGATATAGAATGTGTCAAATTGGTCTACGGACTTTCAGACAGTAAAGCACGTGATGCTTTGCGCCTACTAACCAAAGAACAAATCCAACAACTAAAAAAAGAAACCTTCACAGGTGGGTTAGGAAAATGACATGGTTGATATATCAAAATTTGTTGAGGTCACCTTAGTAGAACAGGATGACTTTTTGAAAGTGCGTGAGACGCTAACCCGCATCGGTGTGTCCTCACGAAAAGAAAAGGTACTGTATCAGTCTTGCCACATTCTGCACAAGCAAGGCAAGTATTATATCGTACACTTCAAAGAACTGTTTGCTTTAGATGGTAAGTTATCTACAATTTCCGAGAATGATATTCAGAGACGAAATGCAATTGCCAATTTATTAGAAGAATGGGGCTTGCTAAAGATTGTGGACTATGATACAGTAGAACATAATATGGCACCAATTCATCAGATTAAGATTATTGCTTTCAAGGAAAAAGATGAATGGGAATTGATTGCTAAGTATAATATAGGTAAAAAGAAAACTGATTACTAATATGGTGAATGATCATGAACAAAGTGAAAAACAATTTGGTCAAACTTGTGAATAAGTATACCAAAGAAGAAGTATTTACTAGAGATTACGATGATGTGATTAGAGAGGGCGCCAATGAATTCGTTCGGGTCTTTACTCAATCAAATCCTCAAAGAACTTATCTTGTCAATCGCACAGCGTTTGAGATTGGCAAGTAAGTCGTGATGCCTTCGGGGTCACGTATTTTTAACTTGCTTAATAGGAGAAATGTATGACACGTATTTCATTTGGACCGTTGTTCCATCAAACACTTGGCTTTGAAAACTTTATTCGTGATGTTGAGAAAATTCTTGATAGTGAAGTCAAGCAATCAACCTTCCCTCCACACAATATTATCAAAGCAGATGATAATAAGTATGTTGTAGAACTTGCTGTTGCAGGTTTTGCGAAAGATGAGATTGATATTCAAGTACAAGATGGTAACTTGACAATCAAAGGTGATAAGAAAGATAAAGATGATTCGACATACTTACATCGTGGTATCGGCACTCGATCTTTCACCAAAGTAATTACGATTGCAGACACCATTGAAGTTAGAGGTGCTGAAATCAAAGATGGTATTCTACGTGTAGGACTTGAGAACATCATTCCAGAACACAAGAAACCACGTAAGATTGAAATTGGTAATGACTTGAAAGAGTTTAAGCCACAACTTCTACAAGAAGAAAAACTAGCAGCATAAACGGTGGGGCGTAATGCCCCACTTATTAAAAGGTATATTATGGATAGAAATATAGAATCATATCTAAAAGTTTATCAGGTACTTTCTGAAGAAGAATGTACCAAATCAGTCAATGCTTTGGAAGAAAAAGATAAAGAATTCCAGACGCATCAATTTTATAATTCAACTTCTGGAACATATCATTCATATGAACATGAACTTTCAGTAGCATATTCTCAGATCGAAACGAAAGATTTGATCATGAAAGAAATCTGGAACACTCTGAAGAAATACATTTCAGAGTTTGATTTCAATTGGTTCAAGAGTTGGAATGGGTATTCAGAAGTTCGTTTCAATCGATATCGCACGGACACACAGATGGCACTACATTGTGATCACATTCATTCCATGTTTGATGGTAATCGCAAAGGTATACCAACCCTTTCTATCTTAGGTTGTTTGAATGATGATTACAAAGGTGGTGAACTTGTATTTTGGAATGATAAAGTTGTTGAACTAAAAGCAGGTGAGATTATGATATTTCCTTCTAACTTTTTATATCCACATGAGGTCAAACTGGTGACAGAAGGTACCAGATACTCATATGTTTCTTGGGCATGGTAATGAAACCTAATTCAAATTTTAAAATGAACAAACCATTGAAGGTCATGTTGGCTAACATGGAACCTGAATATAGAAAAATCTATCGTGATGCTATGGTATCAGCAATCATCGCACCGAAGATTGAATTCAAAAAGAAAAAGAAAGAAGAAGTGGCTGCGGAATAATTTTTATGAAAACTAAATTTATTCAAGCACATATGAAAGCGGCAGAGGTTTATGCCGAGTTATCATCAGCAACTAGACTTCATGTCGGTTGCGTAGTCGTGAAAGACAACACCATCATTGGCATCGGGTATAACGGTATGCCAAGCGGTTGGGATAATACCTGTGAAGTTACAATATATGTTCTCAAAGATGAATGTCAGAATACCGATTTGGAAATGAGAGAACATGGTTATACTGAAACTGTTCATGGTTGGGTAAAGAAAAAAACCAAACGTGAAGTTCTTCATGCCGAAACCAATGCTCTAGCGAAGGTTGCTCGATCTACCAATTCTTCCGAAGGCGCATCATTGTTTGTTACCCATGAACCTTGCTTAGATTGTGCTAAAATCATACATCAAGCAGGAATCAAAGAGGTATATTACCGCAATGAATATCCACGTGCCGATGGTGGGTCACAATTTCTAAAAAACTGCGGTATAGATGTTTATAAACTTGACAAAGAATCACAGTCTTGATATACTGTTTATAGTTTCAATTTTATGGAGTTTAATATGGTTAGTACCACAAAGGTAGCAAAGCAAATCGTTGAAGCACATTCAAAATACCCCAAAGCGTATAAGTATGATTTGTTTCTACGTGAGTTTGACAACAAGGTTGAGTTGGTTGGTCTTGTTGATGATCCAACATATGACATTACCGACTTCCGTGGTCGTGAGATGTTGTTCCCTAAAAAATGGGTGACAATTGATGTCCTCGAATCTTCTATGAGGGTGGCAGCATGAGTCAAATTAAATTAGTAACTTTCAAAACACAACAAACTATTATTTGTAATTTGGAATATACTGATGACTACAATTTGAAAGTCAAAAATCCAATTCAAGTAATTTCAGTGCCGCCACGAACTGCAAACGATTCTGGTGGTGTTGGCTTTGCACCATATCTATCATACTCGGAAGAGTTTGATACAGGTATAATTCTTAAACAAGATGATATATTCTGTGTAACAACGCCAGTGCTTGATTTGATAAATCAATATAACAAAATGTTTGGTAGCGGAATTGAAATTGCACCTGCTGGTCTAAGACTATGATAAAATGAAATATTACACAAACGTTGCAGTACACGGCAATCACATATTGTTTCGTGGTGTAAACAACGGTCGGAGAGTAAAGGCAAAAGTCCAATACTCTCCGACATTG